CGTGTTGACTATGGAAGATGATGAGGTATATATCGATGAAGTGGATGCAGCTGCATTCGATGATGTTAAATGTCAAATGAATTGAGATGGGATGTAAACCACTAACAGGACGAATAGAATATAAAGACCCAATGAAAAAAACTAACCAAGAACTCCAGGACTTATACGATTTCATGGAGTTAATTATTCACGAAATTAAACCAAACACACGGAGCATATATCGGCAAGAGCTGAGTGCATTAAGTGAAATGCTTTCGGAAGTGGAGGTTGTTCCCGAAGAGAAACCAATTCACGTTGATCCAATTCTAATCAAGGTATATAGCAAGTATCAGGAACGGTCAGAGATGGGAATCAAGAAATATGGTACCACATTGGAAAATAATTCATTACCTTTACTCGATTGGTTGAATCATCTCCAGGAGGAATTGATGGATGCAACCTTGTATATTGAAAAATTAAAGCAAGATATATGACTTACTTAGCTTCACTCGCACTCAGTTGGTTCCTGGTGTCCTTCGAGCCACTTCAGATGCTATGGGATAACATCGCAGTGCGAATCCGACCGAATCATTTGGTCAATTACATTCATGCAGGACTTGGATGTTTCAAGTGCATGAGTTTTTGGTCGACATGGATTATCACCGGTGACTTTATCCAAGCAACCATTGTATCATTCATTGCGTTTATTATTGAGGAATGTTTAGCGAAGCTCAAGTAAAGTATATCAATGAGATAATCACGTCAAGTGATGCATCGAAGTACGCCAAGATTACGCTTAAAGCATTGTACAAAATATACGATGAGCATACGGGAGGAATCACAACCGATTGCTTTTGTGCCAGGACAGTGAGGAAGATTTATTATAAACAATTCATGAATTGGTATGAAGCAAATACTTGACCGCTACATATCGAGGCACTATGATGAGGTGAGGACGTACACTGAGTATTTTCTCACCAAATTCAAAGCCAATATGATTGCCGATGTAGTCATTAACAATAGTTATCTTTATGTGGCTGAGATAAGTGATGATACAAAGGATGAGAACAAGGTCAAGAGCTATTTATTGAACACGATCAAGAAGCAAATCATTTGGTCAACGTCAATCAGTCACCTGGAGGAGAGAGTCAATGCCAATGAGATTGATATACCGAATGACTGCGATGATGAGGAAGATTTGAATTACAAGATACGAGAGGAGAAGAAATACCACAATCAAAAGTCATGCATCGAGATATACAAACGAGAGATGAAGGACCGAATCAAGGTGATAATCTTTGAGGCATACTATGAGAAGGGATACACAACCGCCAGGTCAATGGCTAAATACTTTGACATTCCGGTAACCTCAGCTCATTACTATATTAGGGATATTAAACACGATCTAAACAGGATAAAAGATGAGAATAAAAGCAGAATATAAGGGCAAAACTATTGTCAAGCACACAACGGTTCGAAACATAATCATCGTTGTTGATAATATAGATGTATCAAAGTACAAATATTATGTGTCTATTGGCATGGGATATTTATTTGAAAAGGAATCAGAAACAACGACCGCACCGGAGCCAATCAAATATGAGGGCATCGAGCAAAAAGTGAGTGCAAAACCGATTCCAAAGAGAAAACGTAAAACAAAACCAACACCAGGTAAAGGAGAGGAGTGATGCCAAATCCAAGACAAAACGAACAAAAAGACGAGTATCTCCAAAGGTGCATGTCGGACTCGGAGAGTCAGAATAGTTTTCCGGATGAATCTCAGCGATATGCTGTATGTGAATCGAAATGGGAGGAATCTAAGATGACTGCATTGGAGAAATACAATCGAGCATTTGCGGAGCCAAAACGCATCTCATTTGATTATGATGAAACATTGACTCAAGCCAAGGAGATTGCAAGGAATTGGATTCGTAAAGGAGCTGAGGTATATATCATCTCAGCAAGGCATGACAAAGCAGGAATGCTCAAAACTGCTGCCGATTTAGGAATACCAGCATCGAGAGTTTATGCTACCGGAAGCAATAAGAGCAAAATTGAGATAATTCAGAAATTGAAGATTGACAAACACTATGATAACAATCCGGATGTCATCAAGCAAATTGGTGTCCGAGGAGAATTATGGATAAATAAATAGATATGCCAAAACACAAGATGCTAACTGAAGAGGAATTCGAAGCTCTATTCAATGAATGGCAGCAATATATTGAGAACAATCCAATCAAGAAACAAGTGTTTGTTGGTAAGGATGGAAGGCATGATTATGAATTGATTCCAAGACCATATACTTTGGAAGGATTTCTTAACTTTGCTGAGGAGAAGATTGGTTGTGTTCATCAATATTTTGAGAATAGGGATTTGAGATATTCAACGTATGTGAGTATCTGTACACGCATTAAGCGAGTGATTCGCCAAAATCAAATTGAGAACGGGTTGGCAGGACTTTACAATCCGTCAATCACTCAGCGATTAAATGGCTTAACCGAGAAGTCGGACATCACGACCAATGGGAAGGACATCAACGAAATCAAGGTGAACATCATCAAGCCGGATGACAAGTGACATAATCGACATGATGTGCCAGGTTGTGGAGAGATACATCCATTTCAAGAAGGGAGTGAATATCAGAATCAATCGGATGGCAGTCATGAGTGATCAACGTCAATTTGGAATGTTGGCTCATGCTTATGAGATAGCGAATGGAAATAAATAGCACCGTAATCTTTGAGAAGAACTATGAAGCCCTCCAAGATAAGGATGTACGGTTTATAATAAATGAGGGAGGAAGTAGGTCATCTAAGACATATTCCCTTTGTCAAATGATAATTGTCTACTCTCTCCAAAATAAGGGGAAGGTTACCTCTATTATAAGAAAAACGTTTCCGGCTCTCAGAGCAACAGTCATGAGGGATTTCCTTGAGATAATGAAGGAGATGGATCTATACGATGTCAACTCCCATAACAAGTCGGAGCACATCTACACATTCCCGAATGGAAGCATCGTTGAGTTCTTCTCAGTGGATGATGAGCAAAAGATACGAGGAAGGAAACGTGACCTCGCATGGTGCAACGAAGCCAATGAACTATTCTATGACGACTTCACTCAGCTCAACATGAGAACGGAATGGAAGCTCATCTTCGATTACAATCCAAGTGAATCAGCATCCTGGTTGTATGAGCTACCGAAGGAGGAGAGCATCCTCATCAAGTCAACGTACCGAGACAATCCATTCCTTCCCGATTCCATCCGTAGACAAATCGAGGACCTCAAGAGAACGGATGAGTCCCTGTATCAAATATACGCACTCGGTGAGAAGGCAATCAGCAAGAGCAACATCTATTCCAATTGGACATTCGTGAAGCATCGACCTGCCAGGTTCGTCAACTATGTGTATGGACTTGACTTCGGTTACAATCACCCCACTGCTCTCATGCGAGTGTATTGGTGTGAGGATGACATCTACATCGAGCCGGTCATCTATGAGAGTTACCTCACCACCACCAACCTCATTGAGAGATGTGAATCATTGGGAGTCGAGAAGCACATCACCATTGTAGCGGATTACGCACGACCTGAGATAATTGCTGAGATGAACAATGCAGGATACGATGTGCAGAATGCGAACAAGGTGGTCAAGAAGGGAATCGATAACATCAAAACCTTCGGAGTGTTTTGCGAGGATGAGTCCAGGATAAAAAAGGAATACGAGAATTATAAGTGGAAAAAGATTGGTGACCAAATTACTGATGAGCCGGTGAAGCTATGGGATGATGCTATGGATGCGGTGAGATATGCCGGTACCTACATCCGAAAGGAATACTATACCGATGACAGTTACTTCGCCTTCTAAACAAAAGAGGTATTTTTATTAATATATATATGGCATTTAGAACAAAGAAAATATCGCAGATGGATCCGAAAGGAGCCAACCTTGCATCAACCGATTTATTGGAGATATCTGAATTGGTGAGTGGAAGCTATGTAACCAAGTCAATCACCGGAGCTGAGATAGTCGCGGGTGCCACAACGGGATTAGTCCCAACGACTCGCACAATCTCAACGACATCCCCATTGAGTGGAGGTGGTGACCTTTCCGCAAATAGAACGTTAAGCATTGCAACTGCGAACACTACCACAACGGGTGCATTGTCATCGACTGATTGGAATACGTTCAATGGTAAACAAGCTCCAATATCACTGACAACTACGGGAACGGGTGCAGCTACATTTGTGGCTAACGTATTGAACGTACCAACACCGGCAGCTGCAACCTTTACTTCATTGACAACAACGGGTTCTTCGGGATCATCGACATTGACTGCGGGAGTTCTCAACGTACCAACATATTCATTGAGTGGATTAGGTGGCGTACCTACGACTCGCACCCTAACAATAAACGGAACTACTCAAGACCTTTCAGCAGATAGAACATTCACCATCTCAACGGGAATCACAATCGGTACTACTCCAATCACTTCGGGTACTGTTGGGCGTGTATTGTTTGAAGGTACGGGTAACGTTGTGCAAGAATCAGCTAACTTGTTTTGGGATAATACCAATGTACGTTTAGGGGTGGGAACTGCTACGCCAAATTACACACTTGAATTAAAAAATACTACGGGCGGTGCAACTACTCCTTCATTATCGTTTGTGACATCCACTTATAATTCACAAATAATTGTTGGTAACTCAACTTATCCATATGCTTTGGGTGCTAATTCCTTAAACGTATATCACGGAGTAGCGGGAGGGATTGGTTTTTATAATGGTAGTGCAAGTCCAACTTTGAGATTTAGTATTTTATCAGATGGTAAAACTATTGTAGGAAGTGCAACAACTGCAACACGAATATTCGAAGTAAACAACACTGTAAATGGTGGAGGTATAGGATTAAATTCATCTGCGATAAATACAAGCTATGCAATAGTACACACCGCTACGGGTGCAAATAGTTGGGCGTTTAATAGTGCGGGTACAGGAAGTTCACAAACTGCGGGTACTTTATCTATTGGTGCAACTACAAACAATATGCTTTTGTTCTCAAATGGCAATACTGTTTTAGGTGCGTTAGGTTCAGCAGACGCAGGATACAAACTTGACGTTAACGGTACTGCGAGGGTTACGGGTTTAATTACTGCGGGAGGTGGTTTAACGTGGGGAAGTGCTCCAAACGATTCATCCTTATCTAATGGTGGTGCGGGAACAAACGCAATCAATATCAGCAGACGAGGAATATCTTTAAGTAATGGAGCAGACAACGGAATTCTTTTAGATGGAGGAAACGGAGCTTCGTCAATATCAAGAATCTACATAGGTGGAGGAGCGGGTACACAACCTTTGTGTATTAATGGAAATGCTAGAGAGGTTGTATTCGGTTCAGATACCGCAACATCAAACGCTTCGTCTTTAGTTAGAATGGTATCTACTACCAAAGGATTTTTACCGCCCGTAATGACTACAACACAAAAGAACGCCATCGCTTCACCAACTGCGGGACTAATGGTATACGATACAACTTTAAACTTAATGGCTTTATATAACGGAACAATATGGACAACACTTTAACAACAAACGGAGTAGCGATTCAACCTATCGTCTATCCACTTAACGAAGGTACGGCGACACGATTAAGCGTACTTGTATTGAACTTTGAAACGACTGCGGTAACTTGCACAACGTATTGGCAATTGCTAACCGAAGACGGAAAACAATTAAGTCAAGGGAACTATACGTTAACTGAGGAACAATTCGTAACTTGGGGAACTGATAACAACGTGGTCAATCAATATGTGGCTGATGCTATCGGAGTGGTATTAATCTAAAACACGAAGTATGTTAACATTAAACGAAGAACAAGTAAAGCAATTAGAGCAAATCCTTGCGGAGTTACCGATGAAGTTCGGAGTTCCTATTTTAAACATCTTAAACGAAGCGAGTAAACCAAGCGAATCAACTGAATCAGAATGAGTCAAACAACCATAGCATCACCACAAACGTTCACACCGGCATACAATCCAATCAAGTTCATTATTAATTCAACCAATAAGAACAACACCGGATTCAAGTATATATTTGATGTATACGAGGCAGGAACTTTGAACAAGATTGCACAATACAAAGTGCTTCCAACATACGGTGATGGATATGGTGAGATTGATTTATCAAAGCTCCTTCAGAGTCAAGTATCTTGGGACCTCAATACACTGAGTACATCCTGGTACAACGCACCCAATTCAAGATACCTTTACGATCTAAGTGTGGGTGAGGAGCAATTGGCTGAATACTCATGGACTTCCAGCATCACCGATAACGGAGGGAATGCGAGAATCAATGTGACCAATACATTTGTGGCAGGTGACCAGGTAGTCATCGAACAAGCAGATGGTGGAGTGGCGAATCCTCAGCTCGAAGGACTGCATACGGTACTTAGTGCAACCGGTTCCAACTTCACAGTCAACGTAGCATTCACCACGATCACTGACATCACCATCAACGGAACTGCTCGCTATGCTGATAACCGTAAATTGATAACGTTAGACGTTAGTGAGTACAAAGGTTATGTTGTATTCAACGGAGCATTCAGATGGTTGGATTGGAGTGTGTATGATGTAGCTGATTACACTCTCTCATTAGCAGATAGTGAATGGTTAACGAATCAACCTCAGCAATTCAGTTGCACATTAGGTCAAGATTTGTATCTCAACCTCCGCAGTAATCAAGGGCATGACCGAATTGTGTTCGTGAATAGCAATGGGGATTCATTCTACAAAGCAATAACCAACACCGATGAGATATCTCAGATTCCTGTTGGTCCCAATAACTTCGGTATCTTGATTGGAGCAGGTGACCTCATCACAAATACTGTTGAATGGTACGAAGTGTATTATCGCACTGCATTAGGAATTGAGTCATTGAAGTACCGAATCAACCTGGATAGAAGAACAACCATCTCAGAGTATCACATGCTATTCCTTGACCGCTTAGGTTCATACTCATCATTCGCATTCCAACTCAAATCATATGAGAGAGGTGAAGTGACTCGCGAGATATTCAACCGAGATGTTGCAGGATATATTCAGGCATTAAGTTCGCCTCAATGGAACTATAAAACTGAGGACATGGGATTCATGCAGTCCAACATCAACGTGACCAAGTCATTTGACCTCAACACTAATTGGATGGAAGAGAGTGCAGGGCAATACTTTGAGGAGCTCTTGACATCACCTCAGACATTCGTGAAGATTGTGCAGTACAACACCACTGAGGGAGGTATTCCAATCATTGGAGAGGATGGGTGCCCGGTTCATGTAGCTGAGTCAACCGCATATCAACCATGCATCGTGCAGAATAATGCATACGAGGTATACCAACAACGAAATAAGAATCTAATCAAGCAAAGCATCACCATCAAATTATCAAATCAAGACAATATCAATGGTTAGAATTCAACTCTCAAATGGTTATCTTGACGTTAAGGAAGGTACTGCATTCCCTCTCAATTTCTCGATTGGAGATATTAGGGATTTAACCAAACGTACAGGAACATTCTCAAAGACAATCACATTGGTTGGAAGCAAGAACAATCACATCCTGCTTGGGCATCACTATGATGTAAATATCCAAGAGGGTACGTTCAACATCAACACGATCACGAAATGTACCGTACTTCAAAACGATGTGCCAATCATGGAAGATGCATTGCTTCAGTTGGTCAATGTACGCAAGTCGCAGATGACCGATGCATATGAGCAGATAGTTGAATATGATGTCCTGGTGAAAGATACTCAGTGTGAGTTTTACACTGCGATCACAAACAAGGAATTGACTGATTTGGACTTCAGTGATTTCAATCATACATTCTCAGCTGCGGATATCATATCGAGCTTTAACAATACAGTGAGTGATGGATTCAAATATGTATTTCCATATTCATCTACAGGAGGCAACCAATACCAGGTGCGACAATTTAAACCAGCGATATATGCAAAGCAATACTTTGACCGCATCTTCTCGAATGCAGGATTCACATATGATTGGATTGGTTTAAATGATTCCCATTTCGACAAATTACTTATCCCATACAATGGCGATGCCAATACATTTGATACTGAGGATTACTTGGTTGAGGCAGAAATCAACACGCCATTCAATGTAACTACCGCAGTCAACTCATATGGTGGATTTAGTAATGCTACCGGATGGACTGAGATTGTTGACCTTCAATCATCATTCAATCCAACAACCGGAGTATTCACAGTGCCATTTGATACCTCACTGAATTCAGCTCAAGGATACACAATGATGTATGAGGTGGATTACACACTATCCTTGAATAATACTTCAGCGATTAATGTTATCAATTCAAACAATGCATTTTTCCCAAGACCTCAAGTGAGAGCTTCGATTGGATCATATGTATCTCAATTGAGTAACATTGCACCGGCATCATATGTACCAATCAACACAACACTTGTTCCTGGTTCAATCATATTGGATTCAGGAGTAAAGACCGGAGGGATGTTTGTTGCTCAAAATGTAGCGAATGGCTCACAACTTAATACCGGTGATTTAGTTCAGCTTCAGATTGGAATAGGTCAAAACTTCTCCGCATTTTTCGGAGCAGGTATATTGCAACCGGTCAATGTAGTTTTGACAATTAATTCAATTAGAATAAGAATCCTTCCAACTCAAAATGTCGAAGTGATTGGTGGTACATTAGCCATCAATGAATACATCCCATTGAAGATTAAGCAATCGGATTACATCAAGTCAATATTTCAGATGTACAATCTTTATGCTGAGGTCAACACTGATCAACCTAACAAATTAACTCTTCGACATCGTGATGAATACTATGATTCAGGTGCGGAAAAGAATTGGACCTACAAACTAAATAAGGACAAAGAACAAAATCTTCTCTTCCTTCCAGATGTTACAAACAAGAAATTAAAGCTCACATACAAAGCGGATACCGATTCGGCAAATGTGGTATACACTCAATTGACTGATGAGATATATGGGCAAATCGAGTACACCTTCGATAGTGAATATGTGAAGGATACCGATACAAAAGAACTAATCTTCTCACCAACACCGGTAACATTAAACTCAATCAATGCATATGTTCCAATCCTGGATGGTGAAGCTCCCATGACAAACATCCGCATCTTATATGATGGAGGGGTTCAGACTTGTGGCTCATGGGGATTGGTTGAGTATGGAACAACGGGAGTTTTTAACAATACCACATATCCAATGATTGGTCATTTTGACAATGCACTCACACCAACATTTGATATTAACTTCGGTACTTGTGATTACTATTATTATTCACCTGATTCATTGACTGCAAACAACCTATACAATACATATTGGAGGAGAACAGTCAACCAAATCAATGTAGGTAAAATGCTCACCGCATACTTTGACTTGGATGAGGCAGATATTCAAACACTCAAGTTGAATGATAAGATTCGTATCGACAATTCATGGTGGAATATCAACCAAGTAAGTGACTACAATGCGAACAATTATGCACCAACTAAGGTGGAGCTCATATCAGTTGATTCAGATATTGAACTTGCACCATTCAAAACAAAACCAGGTAAACCAACATCACCATTGGTATCAGTCGATGCAGTTGAATCAACGATTGTCACAAAATCAGTTCAGTCAAATGGGAATCTGAGTGGCGATGATGTAATTGTAAAGGGTACAGGCAACATCATTGGAAATGGCTTGAGAGGGATTGTAATTGGTGACAATGAGGTATTGAATGATGATGGAGTAATAACTCCGCAAATCAATGGAATAGCATTTCAATCAAGAGGATATGTTGCATTGCTTAATCAAGTAGGTACATCGGATCCAACTGTGATAGAATTCTCCAATACAGTTGGATTATTCAGATGGATTAGAACTGCTCAAGGTGAATATCTTGGAAGCACTTCGCCACCACTTTCAAATAAAAATACATTTATCACAATAGGAAATACCGAACATGATTATCTTGCGTCAGCATATATTGATTCAAGTGGGGATATCGTGGTAAGGACAACCAAAACATCTAATCATCAACATACTGATGGTCGGCTTATTAATTCACCAATAGAAATCCGAGTATATGAGTAATGAAGTAGCGATTGATTTAACGTTAAATGGAGTAGGTTCCCTCAAGTCACAGTTAAAGCAATTAAAAGCTGCGATTGCTGAGGCAAGTGATCCTGCTCAGATGGATGCACTCGCAAAGAAAGCGGGTGAGGTATCGGATAGAATTAAGGATGCTAATGATGCGGTGAATGTATTCGCATCGGGTTCAAAATTTGAGCAGATATCCTCATCATTTGGAGGCATCAAGGATTCAATCATGTCATTGGATTTTGAAGAGGCAGCGAGTAAAGCTCAAACCTTCCAAAAAGTAATGGGAGGAATTGGCAAAGCTGAAATCACAACCGCATTGAAAGGCATTGGCAAAACAGTATCGACACTCGGTGCCACATTCATGAAGCTCGGTGCTCAGATATTAATGAATCCAATCTTCCTATTGGTTGCGGTTATTACTGCAATTGTTGTGGCGGTTGTTTTGTTCTTGAAAAAGATTGGAGTCCTGGATGATGTACTCGCTGCACTAATGGCTCCCATCAATGCATTGATTGATGGATTCAAAGAGTTAACAGATTGGCTTGGATTGACTTCATACGCTGCAGAAGAGAATGCAGAGAAAATGTCCGCTGCGAACAAGAAAGTACAGGAATCATCCAAAGAACGCGAGGCGGTTACAAGTCAAATGTACTCGAATCAAATCGCATTACTTAAAGCGAACGGACAAGATACCTACAAAACGGAAGTTCAGGCATCCATGTCTAAGAGTTTATTTGCAAGAGAGAGATACAATTCAGCATTAGCAGCATACAATGCAGAGAGAGCTCTTGGTAAAGCAGCGGATGCAGCGAAGTTGAAGGATTTAAGAAAGCAAATTGCAGATGAGAGAGCAGTAATCGGAAATGAAAGAGTTAATCGCCAGGTATTAGCAATCAATGATACCAAAGCAGATGCAGCAGCGGGAGCAGCAGCAGCGAAAGCAGCAGCGGATAAGAGAAAAGAATACGCAGCGAATCGATTAGCAGCGGAGAGAACAATCATTGATAATCGTATTGCCTTAATAGAGGATGATGCTAAACGAGAATTTAAAGAAACCAAAGAGAAGTATCGCAGAGCAATAGATGATATTAAACTCAATGATAAATTAACTACTCAAGAAAAGCTCACCTTAACAAATCAACAATTTGCTTTATTAGCTAAGGCAGAAGCTGACTTTAATGAGAATCAAATAAAAATTGCTGATGATAAAGCAAAAGAGAAGGAGAAAAAAGAGAAGGAGATAAATGATAAGAAAAAGGAGGAAGCAAATGAAAGATTTGTAAGACTCCAGGAACTTACTTTGTCGGAAAGTGAATTTAAAATATTCCAACTTGAAGATGAATACGAGAAGGAGATGAAATTGGCAGGTGATAATGCTGCCTTGAAAAAAGCACTCACCGATAAACTTGAATTGGATATAACTGATATCGAGAAAAAAGCAGCAGAGGATAGGATTGCTTTAAAAGAAGAGGAAGAGAAAAAGAAACGAGATGCACAACTTAAAACTGCTGAGAATGGACTTCAAATTGCAGAGGATGGAGTGAAATCAATTCAAGCTATTGGTGATATCGCATTCGCAGCCAAGATGAAGAACGTCAAGAAGGGAAGTAAAGAGGAGGAAGAACTTGCCAAGAAACAATTTAAGTTCAACAAATCAATGCAGTTGGCAGGTGCAGTCGTGGATGCTGGTAAGGCGGTTACTGCTTCATTAGCAGCAGCACCATTGGCAATTGGAGTGGTACCGAATCCTGTTGGTATTGCCAATCTAATTGCAACCGCAGCAATGTCCGCAGCTAACATCGCAAAGATAGCATCGACACAATTCACTTCGACATCCGCACCGGCATCACCATCCACTCCATCGGGAGGAAATATGCCTGACCAATCATCGGTATCAGCATTCACACCTGGTAACTTATTCGGTCAGAATAACAACCAAAACAATGTCGGAGGTTCTCAAGATACAAGTCAAAATATCACAGTGACTGCGGTGGTGAGTGAAACGGAAATCACTTCGACACAAAACAATATATTGAAAATCCAAAAATCAGCACAATTATGATATCATATCAAGCACTAACCGATGAAATCATCGCCTTCTACAATGCACACCTCCAGGTTAAAAAGGTAGGCACTGATTTTAAGGAGCAGTTATTCAACTTCGCCACTAAGGATGAGAAGTATCCACTCGTGTATGTGGTCCCTGTGGATGTCATTGCAGGTGATAACGTGAACTTATTCAACCTTGAGATATATTGCTTTGATATCATTCAAAAAGACCGTACAAATATCACGACAATTCTCTCAGATACTCAGCAGATTCTCAATGACCTTTATTTGAACTATACATTCTCATTGACTGACACTGATTTCGATGTGGAAGGATTCCCAACGTTCACCCCATTGAACAATGACCTCTTGGATTACGCAGCAGGATGGTTGATGAGCATTACTTTTGTACTTCCATCGTGGACTGATTGCCAAATTCCTGAACAAATTGGTGATTAATCTTAATATATAAGTATGGCTTACAAGAACACAGGCGAATTCAACATCAAATATCCCACGAGAAGAAGGGTGGCGAATGTATTAAAGAAGATTATCGTTGATGAATCGTTGATTGATACACGCACTTTGTATGATTCCATCCGTATCAACGCCAAAGTAACTACCGAAGGCAATCTTCGTATTGAAATACTCGCAGCATATTACTTCGGATTTCTAAACAACGGTACAATCAGCATCGCACCTTATCATTTGGTGCGTAAATTCAACACCGCACTTGAGCAACAAGGATTGATATCCGAGATGTACGGACAATACGTTCAAAACATGGCTCAAAAGTTCCCTATCCTGGAGCTTGGTGGATTGCTTCGTAAAAAAGTAAAAGTGATTTATGATTTCAATCCTCTTTTCGGAGAGTTTTGGGATGCATTGGATTACTAAATTTCCAACTCTTTTCTCATTGCAAGGAAGTTAAAAATCAATACCAATTTCGTATCGGTTATTGCATCGAACTTTGAAAGGTCACCATTGCACATTGTCCATATCAATTGCTCCCATCCCCATTTGGATGATTTCTTTTCCTCTTCCTGTTCTTTGCGTTCCTCCACATCGGTTACTTCCTCACTATCTTCATAGGATTCGGTCATCAGATTAGAATGGCTATCAAGAAAGTTTTGTCGGAACTGAAGGTACTCCGGTACCAATCCGAATACTGATGTGATGGGATAGTCATCGAAGAGATGAACACGATCAGTTGATTTGAATTTGTATGGCTCGGTGATAACATTCCCCCATTCATCAGTGGATGTCTTTCGGTAGAGAATCGCACATATGTTGCGGAGGTTCTTGATATAGTCATCAGTAACAAATCCCTCCAATGTAATAAACTCACCGAGAGTGATGTCAACAAATGGCTTGAGCTTGAATTCATCGAGCTGATGCTGATATCTCTTGGATGGTTCTGAGGACATCCACTTCAATTGCTTGGTGATGTCCTGAAGTTCGTCAAGTTCTATATCATCGAAGTCCTCAATGGGTAGGTCAGAGAGGATGGAGAGCACATCAGTATTGTACTGCAATGTTCCATCCTCAATATTTAATGACCTTATCTCAATGAATTGCTCAATCGTTATTTGGCTCCACGCTTTCGGTAGCTTCAGATTTTGCATGGCTTGAGATTTTTTCAGTAACGAATACCAGGTAAGGCACTGCGATTTCCGCTTTCAATTGTTTGAATAACTTCGCTTTGTGTTTCAAATGTGCTTCAGTGTAGTGTTCCACTTGGCTGAGGTCAGTACGTTTGAACATCAATGCCAACAAATCACTAATCCAATTGTGCGATTTACGACCAATCAACTTCTCAATCATCTTGGTATCCTTCACCGAGAGCTTCATCTTCGCCTCATAGGTATATCCATCCAATTCGATTGACTCAATCGGCTCTTTTTTCTCATAGTTATTGGAATTGAATTCCTTCACTATCTCAATAAAGTCGGAAAGTTCAACGTCATTGTCATCCCATTCGGATTCCTTAACACCGAAGTATTCAAAAATCTTGATGTATCTCTCGATGTTATCAAGTTCTTTGTTGTTGGTGATTTCAGTCACTTTTTCGAATTGTTCAATGGTCAATTCATCCATCTTGTTGGGGATTTCCCTCTCAAAAATTTTTATCATGTGTATAGATTTATGAACAAATATACAATTTTCTTAATATATACATGACCAAAGACTTGCCAATTTACAAAATCACGATTGATCCCGAATACTCCGATGGAGAAGATTTGGGAATTGAGCAGATTGCGTTCACATCTCAACCGGCAATTAAGGTGAAAGGAATGGCGTTTGAACAAGCACAACGAATGATATTCGCTGATGACTTAAAGTATCGAATCACCGCACCTGCCATGATACCGATGGAGATATATCGCAAGGATGACCAGGAGGGAGAATACTATGTTCAGTTTACTGAGGAAACAATCGCGAAGATTCATGAGAAGTTCATGAGTGACCTTCGCAATCGTGACCTATTCAACCTGGAGCATGATACATCCAAGACAGTTCCTGCCTATATCCTCGAAACTTGGGTGGTTGACAATCCAAAGCAAGATAAGGCATTCTCAACATTCGGTATCGAAGTTCCAAAGGGAACGTTGATGGTGACTGCTCAGATAACTGACAAAGAGTATTATGCTGAATTGGTTGCCAATGATCAAGTTGGATTCTCTATTGAGGGATTCTTGGGATTGAAATTAAGTAATCAATTAAATAAATATAACATGAACAAATTACCTGATGGGGAGCACTTAATCGATGGCAAAATCTACGTTGTTGTAGATGGCGAAATCATTGAGATTAAGGATGCACCAATTGAAGAGGTTGCAATGGAAGAAGTTGCACTCGAAGAAACAGTTGTTGAGGAGGAAGCTCCGGTTGTTGAAGATGCAGTTGAGGAAGAAATGGCAATAGATCCAGCTTTGGATTCTGAAGCTATCCTTGCAATCGTTACACCTTTACTTGAGGAAAGAGAGAAAGCAATCATCGCATTGATAGCTGACCTTCGCAATCAAATGGAGGAAATGATGGTAACTGAAACTGAAGTTGAAGCGACTGAAACAAAATTATCGGCACATGACAAGTTTAGTGCAGTTAGCAAATTTTTAAATTCTAATAATTAATAAACAAAACAAAAACAAAACAAAATGAGCAGAAAATTAAAATTCGACTTGGACATTGACGCATCAGCGTTATTACAAGCAAACAGCGAGGCATTCTATTCTCGTGCGTATTTGAATGAGGAAGTAGTTGATAACTACCGTACACTTCCTGGAGTAAAGTACAAAACAAAAATTTCAACCGTAACATTCGGTCAAGTTTTACAAGCTGAGAACTGTGGATGGAATGCATCAACTGATGACCTTTCATCAGTAGAAGTTGACGTATGTGGATTGTCAGCAATGGCAGAAATTTGTCAATTTTCTTTGGAGCAATCATTTGTTTCATTACAAATGACTAAAGGTTCTAACGGTGATTTCACTGTTGCATCTTTCATGGACTTCTATTGGGGAGAAATGGCAAAAACAATTGCTGAGAATATCGAGAAATTACGTTGGTTAGGTGATACGGATTCTGAAGTTGATGCATTGGCATTATGTGATGGTTATGTAAAAGGATTGGTTGCTGATTCAGCTAACGTGATTGATATCGCTTCACCGGTTGCTATCAACGCATCTAACGTGCTTGCTAAATTGGCATTAGTTTACGCTGCTATTCCTGCTGCGGTTATCGCTAACCAAGGAGAATTGAGAATCTATGTATCAACACCGGTAGCTACTGCTTATCGTGCTGCGGTTGCTGCTGCGAATACTCAAGCCAACTTGACTCAAGCATTGGACTTCTCTTACTTAGGTATCAAAATGGTAATGTGTCCAGGAATGGGAACAACATCCAAAATTGTTGCTACGTTGAGAGGAAATCTTTTGTACGCATTCGATGCTGAAGGAGATGGAAAAGCGTTAAGAGCTATCAACTTAGCTGATACAGTTGCTGAGCCGGTTATCCGTACTCGTGCAAACATGAAAGTTGGATTCACTCACGTTAATGGTAACGAGATTGTATTCTACAATTCAGTAGCATAATTAATATTCTTGAGGGGATGAAATACTCCCCTCTATTTTTAATATTTAAAACAACAAAAAATGGCTTGTGAAAATTTAGAATCCATAGTTAAGTCGTGCGACAATAACAGTGGTGGGATTTTCAAGGTATATATCAACCAACAAGATAACATCGATGAATTCACTTTGGACTCAGCTCCAAATACATGGACCATTGATAGTATCACTTTAGTTGGTGGTGGTGATTTATACACTGAATTTGAAATCCGCAGAAATACCGGAAGTTACACCGAAGATGCAGCAATTGACCTTGTCAATGGTAGCTCATATGTAACTGCAACAATCAGCTTGATGTTCCACCGTAGAGACCAAGCGAAATCTCAAGCAATTAAAGTGCTTGGTGCAGGACAACAATACCTGAACGCAATCATCCAAGATGCGAATGGTAAATATTGGTACTTCCCATATTTACAATTGAGTGCAGTTGGTGAAGGTTCGGGAACTGCTCGTGCAGATGGTTCGAAATACTCAGTGACATTGATCGCGGAGAATGATTTCCTTGCATACGAGGTTGACTCAACTATCATCGCAGCATTGATTGCTTAATATTCTTAGAAAGAGAGAGAGCTCATCCATTCGGGTGGGCTTTTTTTATAAACATTTTTCTTACTTTTTATAATATAATAGTATGATTTACATTGATAAAGGTGAGGTGAATTCAATTGTGCTGACTCTAACTGAGGTAAGCACTCTCTCGAATCCGTATTATTTGTTCGTTTTTGAGAATGAAATGGATACAACCGATGCTCCAATACTATTCACAACATTAGACACATCCACTTGGAAGGAAAGATTCAACCTCTTCTTATTGGATGAACCTGTTGATGTTGTGTTGGTCAAAGGACAATACCGCTACTCAGTGTATGAATCAGCAATATATCCACCAACATCTATCCAGGACACAACGGGAATCGTTATCGAAGAGGGCAGAATGGTTGTAAGTGGTGCAATACAAAATTCAATCTACGATTAACATGGGATTATTTGACCGATTTAGAACAACAAAAAACGAATCACCTGAAGTGGTGGAAGGATATCAATCCTTTTCAACTCCATTCCTCAAGATTGGTGCAGGGAATTTATCTCTTCCATATGTGAATGGGAGGCATCAAACAAGTGGATGGATTCCATTTGGTGAGGCTAATTTATTCCCTTCCATATTGAATCAGTTGGTGTACTCATCACCTTTGCATGGTTCGATTGTGGATTACAAAACCAATGCAGTAATTGGTGGAGGGATTGAATTGAGAGCTACAACCTCAACACCTCAAGAGTTACTTGAATTGTACACCTTTGAAAAGAAATCTCGATTGAAAAAGACAGTTCGGATTACAACCGAACAATTGATTGTACATAATCGTGTTTACTTTAAATTGTACTTTGATGATAAGATGAAGCTCACTCGCATTGAGAACGTTTCACCGGACAAAGTGAGAAGAGGGCAAAATCCAAACAACTACTTTATTTGTGATGATTGGGCATCAAGAATTGATGTTCGTGACATTCAAAGACATCATCCGACTTGCACTGATAAATGTCAACTATTTGTATATGAGGTTGAGTGTTTAGGTCAGGAGTGGTATCCATTGCCGAAATATTCCTCGGCACTTAATTTTGCATATCTCTCAGGCGAACTTTCGTACTTCGCAAAATCCAACATTCAGAACAGTGTTTTCCCTTCATTCGCGATGATGTTCCCTAAGCGACCGCAGTCGGAAGAGGAGAAAAACGTCTTGAGATCCACAATGGACAAGATGCGTGGAGCTCAAAATGCGGGAAGAGCTGTTGCATTTTTTTCAAATAGTCCTGAGCAGATGCCGAAGATTGAAAGCATTCCAATCAATCAAAATGATAAACTATTCCAGGAAGCATCAGGATTGAATACTGAGCAGATTTGTTTTGCTCACACAATAGATCCGATACTGATGGGAGTTCGCACAACCGGATCACTTGGAAGTGGTAGTGATATCAAACAAGCATATGTGATATTTGAAAAGAATGTTGTGATGCCATTACGGGACCAGGTGATGGATATCTTCAATGAGATACTTCGAATTGCTAAGGTATCCGCTGACTTCACAATCAACAACTTCCAAATCATCAATGAAACAATCGTTGAGGTAGAGGGTGATGCATCCAAAACTCAAGACGCATTGAATGCTATGAGTCCATTGGTAGCGACAAAGGTCCTCAACACAATGACAACTAACGAAGTTCGTGCATTAGCTGCCTTAGCACCGGTAGAAGGCGGTGATGTAGTTCCAACCTTGCAAACACCGACCGCATAATGTTGTATTTTATAACCGAAACTTACCTCAAAACAAACACACCAATCACTGCCAATGTGGATGTGACTGATGTGACTCCATACATTGCTACTCAAGCACAATTGAGAGTGATGCCAATATTGGGAACAGTCTTTTATGAGGACTTATTGACCAAGTACAATGCTCAAACATTGAATCCTGATGAGGAAGCTCTTGTTCTATTCATTCAACCGGTGATTGCTTGGCGTTCAGCTGAGGATGCAATCTTCGGATTGACCTACCAATTGAAAAACAAAGGACTTCAAACGCAGTTCGGTGATAACTCATCGAGTGTATCGCGTTCAGAGGTTGCATTCGGCATGGAACACTATGCTCAGAAAGCATCATTCTTTGAGATGAGATTGATTCGGTACCTGGTAAAAAACAAAGCGGAGTTTCCTATCTTCACATCCCATGAGAATCGTGATACTGATTTGCGACCTCAGATTGATTGTCATATGTGTGTGGGAAATTGCTTCATGAACGGTACATGGACTTGCGGATATCCAACCGATAACGGTTATAACAATTCTATCTTGGTATTATGAGGCAGAATGCGTTGATATTACTTGCATCTTTTTGGGCGGTACTTTCTCCGGTCATGCCTATGATTTATTTAGCAATGTTAGCCATCACAATTGATACCTGCTTCGGCATTTGGCGATCAGTGAAAAAAGGAGGATGGAAAGCATTCCAATCTCGCAGATTATCAGACACAATCTCCAAGTCATTGCTTTACGGTGGAGCGATTATGTTTACCTTTCTGATTGAGAAGTACATCGCAGGGGATATCATAGCTCAGTTTATCTCAATTGAGCTGATAATGACCAAAGTATTCGCATTCTTTTGTGTGATGGTTGAGATTAAGTCCATCAACGAATCATATGAGAGTGTGACGGGAAAGAATGTACTCGCAGCTCTTCGCAAATTTATCACCAGGACCAAGACTAACTTAGACGAATTCAAATGACATTGATTGAAAAGTACGTTAAGTTCGTGAAGAAATGGGAAGGTGGATTGAGTCGTGATAAATCAGATTCAGCTTCATCCTATCCATGTCCAACACCATTCAATGGCAAAACGGGATGGCATACAAACGCAGGAATCACGTTCAAAACTTTTGTATCTTTTTATGGTCCTGAAAACAATGAGAGATTCTTTGCAATGAGTTCAGAGGATTGGTTTAAAATATTTAAGAAAGGATATTGGGATGGTGTTAAAGGTGATTCATTTACGTCACAAAACATTGCAATATTTGTTACAGGAATGGCATGGGGAAGCGGAGCCAAACAGGCAATCAAATCACTTCAGACTGCAATCAATCACTGCGGTGTATATTGTGATGTTGATGGAGTAATTGGAATGAAAACAATTAACGCAGCCAATTCAATTGAGCCGAGAGTATTGTTTGATGCCTTAACGAATGAGAGAGAAAGATTCTTTTATGCTATTGGAGTGGGAAAAAATGCTAAATTTATCAACGGATGGATCAATCGACTAAACGACTACCGAAAAACCTTCAGACCTTAATACTCATTAGTGTATTATTGGTATCGTGTTCAGCAGAGCACCATCTAAACAAGGCAATCAAAAAAGGATATAAATGTGAGGAGGTATCCGATACCATCCGCATCACTTCAGTTGATTCCTTCCCGGTGATTGTCAACGATACTATCGTTTGGCAGAAGTATATCACTCAAAAGGATACTGTTGTAATGTGGCACACGCAGTATGTTCCCATGACGAAATGGGAGAAAAAAATCCAATATAAGTACAAAGTAAAGTACATCAAAGCGGAAGCTCAAAAGGTTAAGTATCAAAATAAATACATCACAAAGACAAAAATCAATTGGTTTATTGTAATATTGGCATTCATTATTGGGTTCCTTGTTAGGTTGACCTTGAGTGAAACCTTCAGGAGTAGGTTACAACTTCTCACTAAACTATTCAAATGAATAAACAAACGAGATTCAGATTACAAGAAGATGAGATTGAAATTTTAGAATCTTACAGGGCAATCAAACTTGAATCAAACGGATTAGGATTAGATGATAAGGATGTCAAACATGGATGGATTAAAAACAAACACGCATCCTTATTCTTTAAGAATCCAAACTTCAAAGAAACTGAGGAAACAAATTACAAGGAACTTCAGGAATCAATCATCCAGGACATCAAGGATTTCAAACCTCAATATCCAACCATCTTCCGCAATCCATCAACCGAAGGACATTTATTGGTTATAGATCCTGCGGATATTCACATCGGTAAATTATGCGATGCATTTGAAACGGGTGAAACGTACAACAATCAAATCGCAGTACAAAGAGTCAAAGAAGGGGTACAAGGAATACTTGATAAATGTACCGGATTCAACATTGATAAGATTCTATTCATTGGAGGGAATGATATCCTCCACATTGATACTCCGAAACGAACAACAACCGGAGGCACACCACAGGATACTGATGGGATGTGGTATTCAAATTTCCTAATTGCCAAAAGATTGTACGTTGATATCCTTGAAACATTATTAGCGGTTGCAGATGTTCACTTCACATTCAATCCAAGCAATCATGATTACACTCATGGATTCTTTTTGGCGGATGTCATCCAAACCTGGTTCAAAGATTCTGATAATATTACTTTTGATTGCAGCATCGCCCATCGCAAAGGATTCCTTTATGGGAAAAACTTAATCGGCACCACTCATGGGGATGGAGCAAAGCATGGTGATTTACCTTTATTGATGGCAACCGAGTTCCCTCACGAATGGAGCTTATCAAAGCATCGATATGTGTACACTCACCACGTTCATCATAAGACATCCAAAGATTACATTGGAGTAACGGTTGAAAGTTTACGATCACCTTCAGCTTGTGACTCATGGCACCACATAAAAGGATTCCAACATTCCCCCCAGGCGGTTGAAGGATTTTTGCATCACAAAGAATTCGGTCAAGTTTGTAGAATATCTCATTTGTTTTAGTATATTTACAACTCATTAGCGTGTGTAATTGGGGGTATCGGAAACGGTACCTCTTTTTTTGTCCCTAATTTATCAAGTTTACGGGACTAATAACTTGACAAACATTTGCCAATATTTGCATTTAGTGTCTTTTGTATATACGCATTGATACGAATTGATACGTAAAATATACGCAATCGGGTATAGTTACGTGAATTTCACCTTGATTAAGTAGTTTTCACGTATAATTTACGTACCCCATCGGGTACAAAATAACCCATTTCCCATACATGAATACCCCATCGGGTATAGCATTCACGATTTATTTTGTTGAAAACTGAAAAAAAAGTTAAAAAAGTTTTGCATTTATGAAACATTTAATATCTTTGTGGAGTAAACAATTAAAAACAACGCAATGAAAAAACAAGAAATGATTGATTTTATTATCCAGGAGGAGAAAAGATTATGGGATGCAGTGCAACGTTCAATGGACTTATTAGGAGTTGATGATGAGGTGACTCAATCAGCGGTGACACGTTGGTCAGTTATGAATGATTTAAAAATAAAACTACAAATCAAATGAAAGCACTAAACGAAAATCAAAAGGACATTATCGGGACAATATTCGCTTTGTCTTTGTTTTGGATTGTGATGGGTTATTTTATCTCAACGCAACCAACGTACATGAATACGGAGAAAGCTCCGCAAATCGAAGGAAAACACGTTCAATCAAAGGTATTGGATGCATACGGAGAACTAATAACTAAACACACGCAAAAATGAATTGGAAAAAAGAGATTGATCGCATTGATTTAGACTTGATGGAGGTCGACCATTGCTCAATGATTGCATACTACAAAATTGGAGATACATACTTCCAAGTAAACATCGAGTATTGGAAAAACAATTATGATTTCAGAAGTTGCAAGTATGATATTGACATCCATATGAAGGATGGAGTATGGTGGACTGATGAAGATACAACCGATAAGGTGATGGAGTTCGGTCCAGGATACAAAGATTGGATGTTGTGCATGATTGAATGGTTGATGGATGAAAGAGAGTTCCTAAGTGATTACACTTGGGGAAATGATAGTGATAACGATGTTGATTGGAGTGAATATGGTATTTAGACTACAAAGGATGAAAAGGTTTTGGACAACCAAATCATCACACGAACACATTAGAGGTACATTCAATGAGGAATTGTACAAACGAATTTGTCAAATTAAATTTAATCAGACGTTATGAGCTACAAAAGAAAAGAAAACTACGAAGCATCAATGCTTGGAATCGTGGTAAGTTTAGTAATCGCAGCAGTATTAATCATATTTTATTTAATCACGTTATGTATAAATTAAGTTACTATTCGGGAAGTTCAATCATTCAGTCCTGGACATTTCCATCCAAAGCACTGTGCTATTGGAAAAAATCGGAGCTCTTGAATCAAGGGTTGTGTGTGGTTGGTAAGTTTAAAGTTGAGCCGGTATGAATCAGCATCGAATCATGCGAGTGATCAAGCTCATTGATTTCCTAAAAGAGAAACCTCGACACATCTACACGATGGCAAGATATCTCGGAATCAGCGAGAGATCAGTGTATAGATACCTCAAGATGTATGAGCAATTAGGATACCAGGTGGAGAGAGATATTAATAAGAAATACTTTATAAGATGACAAAGAACGAGAAAATCAAAGCAATTAAAGTAATCATCCAACGAGATGGATTAGATACCAAGAATAGAAAACAAGTCAATAACATGAGGAGGAGGTATCTGATGACATCACTCCGGGCATTGAATATGCCATTCAAAGTGGTGGGTGAGATGTTTAATCGTGATCATGCAACAGTGATTCACAACATCAAGCAGCATCATTGGTCAATTGAAAGCGGTGACTTATATTACACAACGGTCATCCAGGATGATATCGATGAGCTTCATGGGACCGCAGATGTGAAATATTGCAGATATTTGAGAGATGATATCCTCAAATGCAAGTCGTACAATCAGCTCAAATCAATCAAAAGAAGGGTGCTAAAGAATGAATATGAGGAATTGTTATCAGTTAAGCAATAAAATAGGTACTTAAGTACACATTTTCCCTCATATACTTATACTTATTTATTTATTTTGAGAATCGGAAAAAATAATATTTTCAAAAAATACCAAAAAAACGTGAAAATGTGTACCAAAAACGCTGAAACATCAGTAAACATTGGATTTTGGTAGGTACACTTGTAGGTACACATTGAGGTACTAATTGAAAATAAAGTGTATTTTGATGAGTAATGGAATAAATTACTATCTTTGTTGAGGGGTTGTCGGAGGCATCCACTTAAAAGGTTTTCACTGTTCCTTTCCCCCTCTTTTTTTTAACAGTGAATTAAAACAGTATTATGATCGTATCAATTTTTAAGAAGGTAACGGATACCACAAATCCATTCAACAAATCAGCTCTCTATTGCCTCGAAAGAATTCGAGATGGTAAGTCAAAAGAATTGGTTGAACAAATCAGAGCTTGTTCCACGAAGGATGAGCAGAAACCATTCAAGAATCAGCTTCCTGGTGTTTGTTTCAATGGAACTTTCAAGAGTCGTTCAGTAAAAGGTATCGAACAAAGGTCCGGATTGATGGTGTTGGACTTCGATAACATGAGCCATACCGCTGAGGCAATTCAATTCAAGGATTCCTTGATGTTCAACAACTTTGTTTTCAGTGCATGGATATCACCAAGTGGAAAAGGAGTGAAGGCATTGGTCAAGATTCCAACTGATGGAGATTTCAAAGGGTATTTTGATGCCTTGAGAACTTACTTTGATTCGGACTATTGGGATAGCTCAGGGAGTAATCTTGACCGCTTTTGTTTTGAGAGTTACGATCCAAATATTTATATCAACCATGACTCAATCATATGGACTCAACTTGAGGAGCCGGAGATTGAGGAAATTGGCTCGATGGATGTGATGATTCCAATCAAGTCCGACAACCGTATCATTGATAACTTGATGAAATGGTGGGAACGGAAGTATGGAATGATACCAGGTGAGAAGAATAACAACCTATTTAAACTTGCAGCTGCATTCAATGACTTTGGAATTCAGAAAACTGAATGCGAGAATGTGATGCTGAAATTTGATGAAGGCGGAAAGGATAACGAGATTCGAAAGATAATCAAATCAGCATATTCCAAGACCTCTCAATTCGGGACCAGGTACTTTGAAGATAATACCTCAAGGGCAAAGATTGAGAAACACATCCGAGCAGGTAAAAAGACCAATGATATCATCAAGATACTTCCGGAGTTTACTCAAGATGAAGTTGAGAAGTGCGTTGATGCAATCAAAGAAACGGGGAACATCGAGGACTTTTGGACTTACAACAATCAGAATCGAATTCAGTTGAGCATCCATCAGTACAAATTTTGGCTACAACAAAACAATTTTTTCAAATACTTTCCTGCTGATTCCAATACTTACTCATTCATTAAGAAGGAGCAGAATCTAATTGAGGAAACAAATGAGAAGAGAATCAAGGATTTCACCCTCAGCTCTCTATTGTCGAGGGAGGAGATTGGATTCCAACCGTATGATTTGATGGCAGGTGCAACCAAATACTTCACATCTGAATTCCTTTCCATGTTGGACAGTGCTCAAGTTGAGATGATGGAAGATACTGCGGATAAGTGTTATTTATATTATCGCAATTGTGCGGTTGAAATTACCAAGCAAGGCATATTCAAGCATGAGTACATTGACTTGGATGGATATGTATGGAAGAGGCAGATAATTGACCGAGAATATATCGCAAGTGATCACCATAAAAGTGAGTTTAGAACATTCCTTTGGTTGGTAAGTGGTAAAGATTCAGCGAAGTACAATTCATTCAAGTCAGTGATTGGATACTTGATGCATTCATATAAGACCTCAGCGAGTAATAAGGCAATCATATTCAACGATGAAACCATCTCAGAGAATCCGAATGGAGGAAGTGGAAAGGGATTGTTTTGGAATGCATTGGCTAAGTTAAAAAAGGTAGCTTCAATCGATGGAAAGACATTTGAATTCACCAAAGGATTTCCATATCAAACAGTGTCAACCGATACGCAGCTCTTGGTGTTTGATGATGTGAAAAAGAACTTCAACTTTGAGAATCTCTTCTCATTGATTACTGAGGGAATCACATTGGAGTACAAAGGGCAGGATGCCATCAAAATACCGGTAAACAAATCACCGAAAATCATTATCACAACCAACTACACAATTGGTGGAGTGGGTGGCTCATTTGAGAGAAGGAAGTTCGAAGTGGAGATGAGCAACTATTTTGGTCACACACGATCACCATTGGATGAATTCGGTCATATGTTGTTTGATGATTGGAATGACCAGGAGTGGGTAATCTTTGACAACTTCATGATTCAATGCTGCCAATATTACCTTAAGTATGGATTGGTATCTCATGAGTTTACCAACCTGGATGTGCGTAAATTCATCAAGGAAACTTGCTTTGAGTTTTACGATTGGTCGGGTGATGGAAACCTTCCTCTCAATGTGAGGTTGTACAAAGATGAGCTTCATGAATCATTTATTAGTGAGTACACCGATTATGCTAAACTGAGCAAAAAGAAATTCTCTCAATGGTTGAGTATCTTTGGTCATTATCATGGATATAAGATTGATGAGAATAAAACAAACAATAGAAGATGGATTGAATTCGGAAGGACCGATAAAACACCAAGTGATCCCGATGACATTTGGGATGAGTTAAACGATAAAGCAAAGGAGATATGACAAAACAAAACAAAGAACGAATCAAGGACCTCGAAAGAGCTCTCACCAGGGCGAAGTATCCGAAATTGCCATATGTGGATAGCTTCCTCACCAATTGGCAGGATAACTCAGCGAATGCACTCACCAAATCCATATGTGGATTCCTTCAGATGAGTGGATGCCAAGCAGAGAGAATCAATACTATGGGAGTATATCGCAAAAAGTACCGTACTGATGGAGTAGCAATGGGAGGACAATGGACAAAGGGAACAGGCACGCCAGGTTCCGCAGATATCTCGGCAACCATTCGAGGAAGGTCAGTTAAGATTGAGGTGAAGTATGGGAAGGATAGGCAATCGGAAGTGCAGAAAGTTTACCAAAAAATGATTGAAGATGCTGGAGGAGTGTACTATATCTCAAGAACTTTTGATGATTTCATCGAATTTTATGATACTTTCATTGCTGAATTAAAATAGTTTATTATCTTTATTGAAAATTAACACGCTAATTATGGAAAAACAAGAAAAAATAGTCGCAACACTGTACCAAAAGTTGCACACTGCTAAACAGCAGATTGGAAAGGTAGCAAAGAATGCTACGAATCCACATTTCAAAAAGTCATATGCTGACATTAATGCACTGCTCACCGCAGTCGAGCCAATTCTATTGGAGAATGGATTGATATTGCTTCAGCCAATAGTTGGAAATGATGTGGTGACTCGTATTATCGATATCGATTCGGGTGAGATGGTTGAGTCATTCATGACCTTGCCGATTATTACGGATCCACAAAAGGTCCTTAGTGCAGTGACTTACTTCCGAAGAGGAACATTGCAGTCATTGTTGTCACTTCAAGCGGTAGATGATGATGGAAAGGCAGCATCGATTGCAGTCGCACCGGTTAAACCTGCATTGGACAATGCGAGATTTGAATCCGCAGTGGCATCCATTAGTGCAGGGAAGTACACAAAAGAGCAATTAATTGAGAAATGGACATTGAGTGAGGTACAACTTAAAGCATTAGAAGTATGAAGTGGCATCCATCCCAAATCGGTAAGCTAATGACCAACGGAAGAGGCAAGAATGACATCGGTGCAACTGCAATCAGTTACATCAAGGATGTTGCCAAGGAAAACTTTTATGGTTATCGTACTGAGATAAACACCAAGCAAATAATCAAAGGTAAAGAGCAAGAGCAGGATTCAATTGACCTGCTCAATACCGTCCGATTTGAAGCATACGGTAAAAACATCATCCGAGTTGAGAATGAGTTGATGACCGGAGAATGCGATATCATCACTAATGATTCAATCATTGATGTGAAAACATCCTGGTCATTGGATACCTTCCCTGCATTTAAAGAGGATGCATACAATGTACTTTATGAGTGGCAAATGAGAGCTTATATGATTCTTTATGATAAACAATCAAGCGAAGTAATCTATTGCATGGTAACAACCTCAAATGAGCTATTGAATGAGTGGGATAATCTTCACATTCACCGAGTAGATCACATCGCACCGGAAAAGAGAATCACCGCACTTCAATTCGAGAGAGATAAGGAGAAGGATGAGTTGATATCTAAGCGATTGGAATTGGCAACTGAATTATATAATAATTATTACAAACAATTGGAGGAGAAATGAAAATAACAATAGAACAATACGAGCACACCGTAACACACGAAGTCCCATTCAATGATGTTGACCTTGACGAAGTGTTGAGGATGGTGGAAGGACTACTCAAGGCAACGGGATATTGCTTCAGTGGAAATCTTGAGATAGTGGATGAGTGGAAAGAGAATGAAGACATCTTTAAACAACAAGAACAATGAAGATAGCAGTAGAATTTTTATTAGAAGAAATAAACAAGTTAACGGGACTTACCATCGCAATGGATGAACCTTGTGTTGAACAAGCCAAAGAAATAGAGAAGAAGCAGATTGCACAAGCATTTGAAGATGGTGCACACAACTATTTCTACTCCATAGAAACGGGAGAAGGTTTTGAAAGTGGTATTGAGTATTACAATGAGAAATTTAAAAAACAAGAACAATGAAAACAAAACAAAGTGAAATTTCAGATAATTACCAAGTTGGTGATGTATGTATGTTTAAAAAGGTAGAAGAAGGACATCCAAGAGTATTTACAACGCACAAAGTTGATGTGGATTATGGTGTTGTTTATTACTACAAACTTGATGGTCTTGAAGAAAGCATCGGCACAAGTTATATAAAGAAAATTAACCTTTAAATCAACAAGAACAATGAAGATAGATATTGATGACTTCAACCGAAAGGCGGAATACATTATTGAAACGGTTGTTAAACCACAAGTAGCAAAATACGAATTAAGTAAACAATTAAACAAATCAAATATGGAATTACAAGTAACAGGCACAATCAAAGTAATTGAGCCAATCAAACAAATCAGCGACAAGTTCTCAGTGAGAATGGTTGTATTAACAGTTCCCAATGGGGAGTATCCTCAAGATGTGATATTCCAACTATCTCAGGACAAGTGCAAACTACTCGACAACTATTCACCTGGTATCGATATCACAGTGAAATTCAATCTGAGAGGAAGAGAATACAATGGGAAGTATTACAATACTTTGGATGTATGGAATGTTCAATCAACACCGGTAGTGGATGAGAGCTTTGACGATTCACCTTTCTGATGGGGAAACCATTCGTGACTTCATCGAGAAAGAGGTGAGGTCACGAGTATCCAAGAGATACAAATTGTCACACATTGCTGAGGATATGGGAATCACTTATCTTCAGCTATGGAGATTCCTCAAAGGTCATTCAGTCAATGAGGAGTTTTACATCAAATTTTTTAAGTATTATGAGAGATAGATACTTCATTGCCTATGTCGGCACCAAGAATGAGAATCCCCACATGATCATCAACCGATTCCAGGATGTGTTTCATGGGATGAACGTCAACTACTGCATCGTGTTGACTATGGAAGATGATGAGGTATATATCGATGAAGTGGATGCAGCTGCATTCGATGATGTTAAATGTCAAATGAATTGAGATGGGATGTAAACCACTAACAGGACGAATAGAATATAAAGA